AAGATGGTAGGAAAACCAATCAGTTGAATGCTCGAACAAATGACTTAGAACGCTTTACTAAACTTCTAACTAGTAAACCTGGATTGAAATTTGCTGGTAATCAAGCTCTTTTAGCTCAAACTAATACTTTAAATAACCTAAAAAAAGCTGGAAAGACCGGAGGTTTAAAAGGACTAGGTAAAGCTATATTAGATAAAGCTAAAGATACAGTAATAGATACAGCTAAAGCTTCTGCTTCTATATTAGCCCAGGTACCGGTGAACGGTACAGGAACTCACTTTATAAGAGGGTTCAATGGAGGACAATATTTGAAAGAAGGAGGAGATCCTCAATCAGGTTTAGGTAAATTTTTAAGAAATACTTTAAATATTGGCGGTGGGCTTAACGGTGCACCTAAAGCACTTTCAGGAGACATTATAATAAATGACAATGAGGGTCAGGAAGGATACGCACCAGCTGCACCTTCTCAATTAATAGATCTTAATAGTAAATTTGATCTCAAAGCTGATATAGCTGGCGATCCTACAAACTACCTCAGAGAAGACCTTAAAGATTTAGGGCAGAAGATCAAAGGTATATTTTCTAAAAATAAACAAGATAAAGCTGCCGGTGTTCCTAAAAACTTAGATAGTATATTTAAAGTTAATCCAGCCAATCTAGGTCAAGAAGGATTCAGAACTGAAAAAGCAGCAGAAGAACCTGAAGAAATACAATCTCAACTTAAAAGAGGGGATAACATACCTAGTCATATACAGAAACTAGGGGCCGACAACCTCCCTGTATCTGAAGATAGAGGTATATCTGGTAGGGATATTGTTAAGAGCCAACAGGCAAAGAATCAAGAAAATCCCGGAAGAGCTAGAAATGCTAAAGTAATATATGATAACTTTGCTCCTAACGTAGAGTTTAGACAATTTCAAACCCAAGATGTTTTAAAAGATAAAAAAACCGTATTTGCATCAGACGAGTTTGTAAAGTATCAACTAAAAGATGGTCAAACTTATACTCAATCCCCTTTATATATTCAAACTAAATATGGATTAGGTGACCACGGTAACGTAGATAAATCTAAAGTTAAACCTGATAGAGTTAATTCTTATGACGTTTTAACTCAAAGAGCTTTAGGAGATATTATACCATTTGAATTTCAAGTATTTGCCCCATGGGTATTAAATACAGAAGTTAAATCTCAAGATAAGTACTTATACTTTAGAGCTTTTTTAGATGATTTTTCAGACAACTATACAGGAGATTGGTCTGGTACAAAATATGTAGGTAGAGCTGAAGAGTTTTATACTTACCAAGGATTTAAAAGAGATATTAGTTTTAATTTTAAAATGGCTGCATTGTCTAGAAGAGAAATGTATCCACTTTATAATAAACTCAATAACCTAGTAGCTTCTACAGCTCCTACATATGCTGAAAATGGTCAGTTTATGAGAGGAACTTTAGTAAAAGTAACTGTAGGAGATTATTTAGATAGAGTTGCAGGGTTTATCAGCTCAGTTAATTTATCTTGGGACAAAAACTATCCTTGGGAAATAGATGTTGAAAGTTTGGGGACTCCAAAACTTCCTCATATATTAAATATATCAGTTAACTTTACACCTATTCACGACTTTAATGTTAAAGCTGATATTGATGTTCAACAAGGAGAGGTATATATAGGTAGAAAAGTATTTGCGGCAGGAGAAGAAGAAGAACAAGTGACTCCTCCAAAAAGAGAAACAGATTTTTACTATACAAATGGCTTTACATATGAGTATGATAAGGCAACTAAAAAAGTGATTGCAGTAAATGGACAACCTACAAATTATGTAAATGGAGGATTTGCATATAAAGAAAATGGTGAACAAGCAGTTATTACACGAGTAGACGGAACTGATTCAACACTATAGTTATGCCTAATAGATTTCAAAATAAAGAAATATTTAAAACTCAAAGAGGAACAAGGTACTTTACAAACGTAATATACCCAGAAATTCCTGTTTCTGAAAACGATACGTATATAATTACTGCTGACGGAGATAGATACGACACACTAGCCCAGCAGTTTTATAATGATAGTAGTCTTTGGTGGGTGATAGCATCAGCAAATGTTTCTAAAACTGATGGGTTAGCTGTTGAAAAAGGTATACAACTTCGCATACCAGCCGATGCCGCCAGAGCAAGAAGACAATTTGACGATGTTAACGCACAAAGATAATGGCAGAACCAATCGAAACTTTTGGAGCATCTATTCCCAAGCTTGCAGGCGATCAGCTTAAAGTAAGAGAGGAACTCTTTGGCGATTCCCCTAAATCTATTGAACATCTTCAAGTAATTAATAGTAATACTGCTTGGGTAAAGCTACGCTCTAGTGTTAATAAAGTTACAGCAGGAAAATCTGCTATAGATAATGCTGCAAAAGACCCCGCTAATCTGGCTACAATACTAAATGGACTATCTGACGTAGAAGCTAGGAGCTTTATACTTACCGGGGGTAGGTCAAAAGTAGTAGAAGATCAAGAAACTAACACATTAGGAGGAGCACCAGTAAATGGTGTAAATTTTAGCTCGGAATACGATTCTTCTTATAACTATAATCCTTCTAGATTAGGCATCAGACCTATGCCCGGGATTACTAGCCTAAAAGTAGCTGCTAAAAACACCTACGGTACCTTAATGCAAGCTGAAGTAGGGTTTACTGTCTGGACTTTAGAAGATTTAGAAAGAGCAGAATTACTCTTCCTTAGACCAGGATATACCTGCCTACTAGAATGGGGGCACTCAATCTATGTAGATAATGAGAAGCAAATTAAATTTGCCAGTAATGCTACAACAGTAAGAGATGAAACATTTTTTTCTGCTCAAAAAACTTCAGTTATAGATCAAGAGATTCAAAATCTTAGAGAATCAGCATTCGGAAATTATGACGGAATGTTTGGATATATAACTAACTTTAGCTGGACTTTCAGAAAAGACGGCGGATATGACTGCAGTATTAAGGTTGTGAGTAGAGGAGTAATATTAGAATCTCTCTCTATGGGTAAAACTTCTGATGCTACTAAAGCAGAAAAAAAGCAAAAAGAAAAGGATAAAGAAGAACGCAAAAGTACTTACCACTTTATATTTAAAAGATTAGAAGAAAAAACCTCAGGTGAACAATTTGACGGTAAAGACTGGCTCAATACCGATGGTCAAGCTAAAGATATAGCATCTAAATTACAGCCATTTAAGGTCTTTAGATGTAAACAAGAACTAGGAGGAGAAGGAATTTTAGGAAGCGATAAAGGAATTGAACTTCAATACATACCATTAAGGACTATATTAGATATTTACAATAATTTTATCAGCCTTAAAAACGCAGCAAAAGGTGAAAACTTAGCACCATTTAGTCTTGAATTTGGGGAAAAATACTTAACTATAGATCAACATTTCAGTATCGACCCTTTAATTGCTATTCCTCCTAAAGTACCTAGTAACTTAGAAGCACCTTTTAAAGAAGGTAAATACTATTCCGTATCTATAAACAATATACATAAAAATGCGGAAGCATATGCTGGTGATAAAAAAGATGATGTTTTAAATATAATGGTTTCTACATATTTTGTAAAAAAATGTGTAAATAGTGTAATAGATGGGGCACAAGAAGAAGGAGTAGGGGTATATGATTTTCTTAAAGAAATACTTTCTGGTATCAATAATGCTTTTGGTGAAATTAACGATTTAGGATTATTCTTTGATCATACTAAATGTGTTTACAAAGTAGTAGATAGGAGAAATACCGATAGTAGAAGAAATCTTCAAGAAATAGCATTAACTGGCCTATCTTCCTCTATAGTAGATATAAGTCTGAATAGTAAAATATCATCAGCTACTTCAGCCCAAATTTCTATTGCTGCCCAAGGTAACTCAGGTAACTATAAAGACAATGTAGAGGCAATCCTCAAATGGAACTCAGGTGCTGTTGATAGACATATAGAAAGGAAAGGGCAAACACCAGAAGAAAAAAAGGATGCTGCTGCTCAAGCTGAAGAAGCTAAAAAAAGAAGAGAGAAGTATATAGAAGATTTAGAATTTGTCTGGGAGCAATTTAATAACGGACCACCGGGAGCTTCTGCAGCCCAGCAATTTTTTAGAGATCAACAAGTTGATTCAGAAGAGTGGAATAGGTTAAGACAAGAGAATATAGCTGAACTAAACAGGTACTATAAACAACGTAAAGATGGAAATCCACCAAAAGGTGTAGTTCCTGTTGAACTGTCTCTTAAAATGTTAGGAGTAACCGGATTCAAAATAGGAACCGCTTTTAAAATTGCTAGAGGGCTACTTCCTAGCAAGTACGATGATTATGCCTATATCATTACAGGTATTGATCATGAGATTGGAACCGATAATAAATGGTATACAAATATTAAAACTCAATTTTACGCAACCCAATAATGTATTTACCTAAATCTAAACAAAAAAAAGGAGGAAAACCTCAAGGGAAATTAATAGATCCAAAATCAGGTCTACCGTTTCTTGGTGCTTTTGTTATGGACCATTTAGGTAACTTATTCAAAGGTACTAAAATAACATCTAAATCAGAACCTCTAGAATTAATACCTGACGAAACAGAAGACCCTAAATCAACTTTTGTAAATGTAAAACGTACACCTTCTGAAAAAGACTATTCGAAAGGAACATTTACTAGATTTTTTGCTAAAGACGGAAGAACCGGTAAAGTAGTAGAATTAGATAAGGAAAAGTATCTAGCTCAAAAAAAAGAAGGTAAGTTATATAGACGTACTATAAAGATTGAATGGTATGTAACTGGAAATCCTGAAGACGAAATTATCAACGGTTACTTATACCCAGGTACGAAGGCTAAAAATCAAGACGTTATTAATCAAGCTGAAAAAATTTTACCGGGAATTGGAGAACAGATATTAAAAGATCCAAGCCAGTTTGTTCGTAAGTAAAATTATCTTATATTACATAAAAGGTTATATAAGTGTTTTATATAGTAGAGCAAGACAGTAAATTAGAAAGCTTACAACGATTAGCAAAATTGGGGTTATACGTGGATGTTATATCGTCTAACGACTTGTACCATCCTAAACTTTCCTCAACTGTTGCAGTGTATATTAGACCGTTAAATTCTAAACATGGATTTATAATTCCTATAAATCATGATGAAGGATTAAACATACCAAAAGACCGTGTCTACGGCATTTTAAAGTCTGCAAGTAAACTATATACTGTTAATAAAAAAGATCTACTCTATCACTTTAATCTACAGGAAGCCATAGATCTATCGTTAGTATATTCGATGGTGAAGTACGATAGATTAGAATATTCAAGAGAGAATAACACTCTTAACCATTTTTACAATAAATTTCAAGATTTCACTAACATAAACCAGCTGATACCTATTAGCAAGCTGTACCAATCTTGTGAAAAGGTATACGACCAAGTTAAACACGTTATTGATTTTAAAATACCTAACGGATTTGACTTTTATAATAAGACTGCAACCAATGTTTTCTTTCTTTTAGAGCAGTCTGGTATTGGAGTACATTATGAGGCGTACAAAAAAATGTTTAACCCTCGTAATCCTTTATTTAATACGGTAGATAATACCGTTCTAACCTCTTATAATTTATACAATGTTACATCTAGACCCACTAATGCTTTTAATTCTGTTAATTTCGCTGCTATACCTAAAAGCATCGAGCACCGCAAGTGCTTCGTACCGAAAGGGGACTATTTTGTTGAGTTGGATTTTGATGGCTATCACCTTAGGTTACTTTCTGATCAGATAGACTACCCACTTACAAAAGAATCAGCACACGAACAGTTAGCTAAACAGTATTTTAATAAAGAAGAGATCGATGAAGACGAGTACAACCAAGCAAAGCAAATTAACTTTCACGCAATTTATGGTAAGATCCCAGAGAAATGGGCATTCCTTGAAATCTTTACAAAAATTGATAGCTTTATCAGAGAGCTTTGGAGACGATATGAAGATGACGGAGAAGTCTTGGCACCGATTAGTGGAAAACCATTTGGAAGAGGATTAAAAGACATGAATCCTCAAAAGCTGATGAATTATATCATGCAATCGCTTGAGACCTCAAGAAATATTCTTATATTAAAAGAAGTACTAAGATACTTACAAAACAAAAAAACTAAATTAGTTCTTTACACGTACGACGCTTTATTGTTTGACTTTCATAAAGAAGACGGGAAGGAAACATTAGAGAAACTACAGGAAATATTAGAATCTGGTGGGAAATATCCAATCAAATTTAAATATTCGAAAGATTTGGTGTTATAGAACAAAAATGATATTTATATATGATAAATACAGTTACGAAATCGGCATTTGATTATGACCTTGAGCCGATATACTTAAACGAAGATATGAGTAATAAACTTTTCTGTACTTTTGCTACTGAAGATACGTTAGATGGAATATTAGAAGAGATTCAG